CTGAAGCATCGGGCTATTACCATGAATCATATGAGCAATAATATGAGCCTGGTGGTCTTGACCCTCAAACGCTTTAAGCGGTAATCCCTCTAATATATCCATATTTTCTAGAGCCGGGTTTTTGGGACTAGGTCTTTCTTCCGGCGTAGTTTTTAAAATTTTATCCACATTTTCTACACCTAAAGCATCGTACATGCGACGAAAAACTTCTTCCATGTTGTGTAGTTCAGGAGCCTGGGCCGCTAATTGCATTTCAGCCTGCGCTAAGGCAATCCGCTGAGATTGACTAAATATGCTGGGATTAGATACCGGTATGACATCTACCCGACGATCAAAATCTTTAGCCATAATAGAGGCTTCTTTATTTTCGATCACATACGGATACTGTTGCGGTAAATATTCTCCCATCACCCGCGCAAGAATCTTAAACTCGGTCTTCATCGCGTAATGCAAACGTTTGTGGACCGCAGACATGACCCGTGAGCCTTGTTCAATTAACGCTAAAGTAGTGCCCACGGCTGCTTGTTGATTACCCTCGCCCACTTTCATGTCTGTTATAGTCGCAAACCGCTGTCCAGCTTGAACAACAAAACCAAGTAGTTGGAATAAAGTAGAGTCCGGACCCTTGAAGGGTAACGGCATCAAAGCATCTCGAATCGCTCCACCCGGAGCATCTACATCACGAAACTCTCCTGGCTGTAACGGCTCATCATCGTCCCTGATCCGTAGGCCACGGGCCTTGAATCCTGCAGGAAGATTAGACAAAGTACCGGCATCTATTAACTGACGAAGAGCAACAGTAGCTGTACGCGATAATCCGCCAATCGTATGAATCAGACCAAGACCATAAAAACCAAAGCCGGGTAAAAACTTGTAGTGAACAAAATATGTAATTTTTTTCTTCATCGGATCATCTTCACGATAATTACGACGAATAGACAATATTTGCCCGTTTTCCTGTGCGATCGTTACAATGTAAGGAATCTTAATTCCTGTTGCCTCGCCCGTCTCATCTGTTTCTTCAAAACCCTCAAGATCTAAATCAACATGACACTCCAGCAACGTAACATCATAATCAATAGAAGAAGACTGAATGCCGTCGATCATGGCTATTTCTTCGTCAACAGAGTTTTCATCATATGAAGAAGGTAGCAACGGAATGTCTTGGTAGAAGCCCGATACCTGTAATTTACGCAAATCGTTGTAAGGCATACGAACAACTTGTGTAATGTTCGGGCAGGTCTCTAAATCTCCCGCCTCATAAGGAACAATTAACTGTTCGACAGGAACAAATTTACTGACTGCACGGCCCAGGGCCTCGTCATAATAAACTTTTTTAAATGTTGATCCAGCTAAGGGCAGATAAAACAACATTTGGTCAAATTCTGGAGTGTATTCCTCCATCACATTTGTGATGTAGTAATTCATAAAATCTTTAACACGTTTGGCCTGTTGTTCAAGATCTCTGGTTGGAGTCCCTAAAATAGCGGTTTTTACTGGTCCCGACGGAGGTAAAAGTTCATTAAACGCCTGCGCTTGAAATTGCGTCGCAGCCTCTGCCAAAAGCGGGTGCGTGACCCCGGAGGAACCACGGAACGGTAACGTTCTTTCTTCATACTTAAACCCAAGTAATTCTAACCCTTCAGAATAGGCTTCCTCCCAATCTGATCGAGACGATTTGTTTGCATCATACTCAGAGGTTAATTCTGCACTAATTCTACCCAACTCTTGCATGTCCAAATCGTTTACAAGATTGTCGTAAAAACCAGCCGTAGGAATGATATTTCTTGTTGGATCAAAATCAACAATGACATCATCGCCATCACTGATTATTTCAATGTCTTCCCCGGTCATCGCCACGCGGTCCGTGAACACATTTTCAGGAAGCTCTATTTCTAAATCTTCTTCCGGATTACCGTCAGTGTTCACTAGCAATCCTTTATCCATTAAAGAGACCGGTGGGCGATCAGAGGGCACTGACATTTTATTCTCCTAATCTTTCTCTTTCGTATTGTTTTCTTGCTCTTTCTTGAGCAATGGACATTTGTTCGTCAGCCGCTATACCCAGTACATTAAAAATGTCTTCTTTTAAGGCAGATGTTTCTTCTACGGTATAAGGCTGTCCCGATTGAGATCTTAACTTAATCATTGTGTTAAGAAGGTTTTCTGTAAGTTTTTCGCGTGCTCCAGGTAAAGCAATAAAGGCATCTACTGAGGGAGAACTTAAATACTCTATTCGAGCCTTAAACTCATCCATATCTCCCTCTTTAAATGCTTTATATATGTCTAAACCAGTGACTGACGCTTCTTCTCCCGCTATTTTTCTCAACGTAGGATTGAAGGTAGAATAATCTTCATTGGGCATTAATTTGTGAACCGTTTCATGTAAAATCGCTTGATCGGTAAATTGTCCGGGGACCATTGTTCGTGGAGTCAGGTCAAAAAAACCACTCCGTCCAGATACTGCAACACCTCCAGTTATATTTGGACGATCGGGTTCCATATCAGAAAGATCTTCAAAGCCCGGCGGTACTGCTGTTTGATACACTGCTTGATCTATAAGAAATTTATCAATTACAGGTGTAGGCGATCCCTGTAACATCTCATCTTCTTCAAACTGGAGCCTGTTTAAACGGTTTATTTCTGCCTCTGTATTTCGACGCATCATTTCATCAAAGGCTTCCGGATTAGCAGCTTTTAACCCCTCCATCGTGGACATGATTCCACTATCACTCATTTTTGCTCTCTGAAAAAATGATTCAGGTAAATACGCACTTCTTGCTTGTGCTTGAAGAGCTTCTACCTCGCCACCTTGGTTAAAAAGACCCGGAGTAACTGTCCTTGTGTACTGAATGGTTGGAGTAAACAGTTGTTTAACACCTGATGTTAGCTCACCGAGGTTAATCTTAGGATCAAAAGAAAGTTTACCCCCAGCGAAATCCCCTAAATCTACTCCCTCCGATAAAAAGTTTGCCGCATCCCCTAATCCAGAAATTACTTGCTCTGCTCTACCGGGTACATTAGTAATAGCTTCTCTAGCTCTACGAGCTAACCCCATAATTCCGGAAGTATCTTGAAAATTAAATGTGGGTTCTTCTGCAACAGGACCTGTTTCTGTTACTAATCCAGGAGTGTTCAGTAAAACATCTCTAACTTGATCTGATATAGAATCATAAGATTTTGCACCTACAGTTTGAATGCTTCTTTCTTCTGGAAAAACCAACTCGGCAGAATAGGGGGCTGACATAACCGGAGTTGTTGAACGAATTAAATCTAGTGCTGGGGGTTCACTTCCCCCTCCGCCAAAAATATTGCTGGTGTTAGCGATACCCCGAGTTCTGGTGTTAGCCATACCCGAAAACGGTCTAGAAAAATCAGTAACCTGTATTCCATCTGGGCGAGTGTATGTGTAATTAGGGTCGGAACCGCCATCATATGAAGGATCTGCACCAAAACTTGCGCCAGAGGGACCAACCCCATACGCCTCTGATTCGTAATCGTCAAACCTAGCCATAGTAAGACATCACTCTTTGTGAACTATCTTCAAGATCCCAATCATCAGAGGGTAAGTGAATAAAATTACCCTGACGGTACCTCATAAGAGCTTGCGTTGTACTATCTACCAAATCATCGTACTCCCCATTTGGAAATGCGGCACATTCTTCTATTAATTCATCCGCGAACGTTTCGTCCGGAGCCCAAATCATGCCAGACTCAAATAAAGGGGATATAGCGTGCACTCGGGATAGCTTATCATTACCCCGACTAGGAGTGAAGTTAACAACAGGAATGCCCATGTTTCGTAATTCATGAGTCAACGGAAGACCTGATGCTTTAGCTTCTATGATAACTGTTTCAGGTTCCCAAAATTTATACTCAGACAGTGCGATATGCTTTAATTCAGGAAAATCCCATCGACCTTTCTTACTATCTAACAAAATTAAATTTGCAACCTGGCCCTCTTCTGGATAAAAAACACCCCAAGTGGTAATCGCACTAAAATCTGACGTTTCTCGTTTAGAAAACGCCGTATCATACGATTGAATAACATATTCCAGCTTTGGAACCTCTGTGTCCTCCCACTTTTGCCACCACTCTCGTTTTAAGATAGAGCTCTCTTCGTTTGTAGGATTCTGTTGATATTGCGCGTTCCATTTTGAAGGCGGAACAGATGCCTTAACAGCCTCTAGATCGTCTAGAGTCCAATATTCCGGCCAACACGCCTCTCCTGACGGAAAAATGGCCGGTAACTCCACTAATTCCCACTGGTCTGCTTTGGGATCTTTAGCCATTTGTCTTATTAATTGACCGGTTAGATCTTTTTCAGACCATCGAGTCTGTACTAAAACGATCGATCCACCCGGCTGGAGCCGTTGTCGGGGGCCCCCAGTGTACCAATCATACGCATCATCAAATCCATTCGCGGACATTGCCGTCTGTTCAGAGTGCGGGTCATCAATAATAATTAAATCACCACCACGTCCCGCTAAGTTTGAACCAACACCTACGGCATAATACATACCGCCCCTGGAGGTGTTCCAACGACCGGAAGCTTTTGCATCTGCTGCAAGCTCTGTATCAGGGAAAACATCCTTATAGTCTTCTCCATCCAAAAGATTTTTGACTTTTCGTCCAAAATTTACGGCAAGTTCAGTCGTGTGCGTCGCTTGAATGATCTGCATGTCCGGATGACGGCCCATCATCCAGGCTGGAAACAAAAAAGAAGCAAATTCTGACTTCGTATGCCGGGGAGGCATATTGATAATCAGCCGTTTTAAGTCTCCAGAAGCAATTCTTTCTAATTTTTCAGCAATTATTTGATGATGACGACCAGAAATAAAGCTGGGCCACATAGCTTTTACAAATTTTAAAAAATTTTTTTGGCATTCTTCGTTTTTTTCAATTTGCGCTAAACGCAACTCTAACTTTAATCGTCGATCGTCTAATTCAGAGGTATCTATCATAGGGGCCCCTAACCGATTTTGTACAAAAAATATCATTTTTCCACATACCGTGAAAGCAGATACAGATGCACGGTGCATAAAATCGCATATCGTAACTTATTTTTTGCTGATTACGAGTGAAAAATAGTGCTATAGACGCTGCGACACAGCCGTGCGGCGGGCCGCGATCGACGGCCAACTGGTCGGCGGCTGACGATGAAAAAGTGACGGCCAACGGGCCCCGGAGCCTTTTAAAAAGCCTGGTGATGTCGTTTAAAAACGTTGACCAGGTGATGACCGGCGGCGGCGGTCGGAATAATCGATCGCGGACCGATCGCCACCGATCGGAGAACTGGGCGCGAGGGCCTTGCGTCGTTTTTAAAATCTCCGGCTTTGAGAAAAACGGACCACGGCTCAGGCTTTGTATGTCAAAAAAAGACATACAAGAACAACAGCAACCAGTCGATAAGTTTTAAAACAAGGAGAGCGAGCCACGGCCCGGCTAGTTACACGGGACAAAAAAAACCGGCCACTAGGGCCGGTCTGGAGAGTCTGTGTTGATCAGTGCGGATTCGGGAAAGGAGATCCCATGTTGAACAACTCATCGTGCGTAATCGATTTAATTTGTATTTTTGATTCCTGAATCTTTCTCCACTCCTCGGTAAACTCGTCGATCTCGGTCTCGATCGGTTCCAACCTAGCCAGCCAGTCCCAGACAATCTCGGCCTGCGCGTCCAGATCCTCGTTCTGGCAATCGCCTTCGAGCTCTTCTAAACGAGCTCTGGCCTCACAGATAAAACCGTTTATTTCGTTCAATCGTTTCATTAATTCCATTCGATATTCTCCCAAGTTAAAAAAAAGCCGGTCATATGACCGGCCTCTAATGTAATTGATATGAGATTAGTCTTGCAAATGAAAGTCAAACTCAAACGCCATTAAACGCGACGGACCAACCTCATTGCGCATCTTCTGAAAGGGGGACCAATCGCCCCAATAGTCGGAACCGGCACGGGTCCAGTCTCGAATCAACCGGCCCCGCCATGTTGGACCGGCATAACGGGCATAATCTTCCAATAGAATTAATTCATCACGGGTAAAGTCACGCATTTTGTAGCCCCATAATTTCAAACTCGAAATCCCATAGGCAGCCGAACGTATTTACTGCGTCGCGTTGCTCTGGCGTAAGGGAAATTTCGCGCCACGGTGTGCCCCAGTCCTGACATTCAATCGCGGTTTTAACTTCTCCGTTTCCAGATAAATAAATTAGAACCCTGCAGGCCGGTCCGCCGGTGCTTAACAAAATCTCGATTTGATCGAGCTCCCAATTTTTAGGACTGGTGGACCAACCGGATCTGTATTGAACAGACAAAACAAGGGCGTTAATTTCATCGTATGGGATTTCGTCGTGCTTCTCGACGAGTTCTACGATTCCATCAGCGTGCGCTACCGCATTTTTATACGCTTGCGTTTCTTCAAAAGGTTTTTCCTCAAACATTGTTTCAGTCTCCCAACTGTAAATAAAAAACCGGCCACTAGGGCCGGTCTCTATTCTAATCAGTATGCGATTAGTCTTGCAAACGTTCGTAGTTGTGTACGACTTCCATCTTGCACCAGTCAAAATACGGTTGGTGTTCGTTGATAAAATCAGTGCATTGACTGACGATCTGCTCGATCATCTGAAAATCATCAGAAGCACAGGACATAAAACCGTTCCCGCACCGTCTGTCGTTAAACTCTTCAATACACCGATCAAGATTGTTCGAATTCCCAGAAACCTGCTGTACTTCAATTGTTACAAATTTCATTTGTTTTAGTCTCCCAACTGGTTAAAAAAAACCGGCCACGGGGGCCGGTTTCGATTATGCGATAGATCGCAGGACTTAGGCTAGTTTTTTCTCCCGCTGTTTTTTTCTCCGATCGTTCTCTCGGTCTCTCCATTGCTCAATGCTTTTGTGGAACCGGTCAATCCATTGATCCGAAAAATCCGATTCAACAGCACCGAGTTGGTCTCTAAGTTTCTTGGGCGTTCTTTTGGACAAAGGTTTAATACTGGTCGCAGTCACAACGAAAACACCAACGGGGACTGGTGCAAC